CCTCCAATTCTCTGTTGGTCCGTGAGGTGGTCATGCACGAGTTGGCCCATGTGGCTGACCGCTCTGGCCACTATCATCACCACAATACAGAATGGCGGGTTTGGTGCCGCCGTTTCGGAATCGAAAAGCCGAATATGTGCATTCGGTTGGTAAAAGACCAGTAGGGGGTTGCATGTTTGAAATCGCCCTGATATACTGTTTGGTTCATTACTTGGGCCGTGCCGGACGCCTGAAGAAAGAGGCCCGGCGAGCCCGCCGCAATAGCAGGAGGTTCTGATGGTATTCCGTATCGACAAGAAGGCCAAGCGCAAGGCCGCTTGGAAGAAGTTCCGCAAGGCCCGCAACACCTTGCTTCAGATGAAGCGGGCCCTGGCCAACAAGTTCTTCAAGCGCCGCCGGATCATCGACAAGGAAGTGGCCCAGGCCATGCACGAGCCGCTCCAACCCGGGAGCCTGGCCAAGCAGATGGAGAAGCAGACCGGTGTCCGTCCCAACACGGCCGTCACGGCTCGCGGGACGCACAAGCTCTCCAAGGATGCGCAGGAGCCCAAGGGAAACCCCTTCCAGAGGGCCACGGACAACCAGGGCAAGGCCAGGGGCTGGTTCAAGCGCCTCACAGACCGCGCCCTTCGTCGCATGAGAAAGGATCCGGCGATTCGTAGGATGAATAAATCCTAAAATCTCCAACTACTTTCCCCTCGGCCGCGTATCATAGTGCAAGGCGAGGAGTTCCGTCAATGAATCCGCTCACAGTAGGTATACAACCACGACAGGTGGTGTGCCGAGCCAAGGTGCTCGACTTTTCAGAGTTGCCGCAGGACAAGCTGCCGCATATCTTCGAGCCCAAGCCTCTGCACGACGCCATGTTGTATGAGTTCTCGGACGACGATTACCATTTCGTAACATACTTCGTCCCGGGTGAGGAAGTTTGGCCGGCCATGGCCAAGAACGTGTTGGGCCTGGTGCATCAGCAGGGAGGGGAGATCCTCACCCAGTTGCTGGTCCTGGACCTTGACACTGAACCTCACGAAGAGTGGACACCAGAGACCTTGGACTCCTTCGGGAATGACATGGGACGGATCCTCAATGACCCGTCCTTGCCCAAGCCTGCCTACCTTTACACGACCGCCAAGGGTGCTCGGATGGTGTTCATCCTGGAGCGCCCGGTCCCTGTCGAGGAGGGGGAGCCCCTTCACAGGGGCTTGTGTCAACTGTTCAGTTCAGCCCTCCGGGATTCCGTCGTGGACGTGGATCCTGGATCCAACTGGGAGAGGTGCTTTCGCCTGCCCCGGGTCAAGCGTGGAGACACGAACACCTGGGAGCAGAGCTACTTCCATTTCCTCGCCTCGCCCAACGAGCGCCTATCCCTGGACGCCATCGAGCCGGTCGGCCCCAAGGCATGCACCTTGGGCGGGATCCCGGAGGAGCTGGACCTCCCCATGCCGACACCAGAGGAGGTCAAGGACATCCTTACGGTGAAGCGGCTTAACAACCGGGTCCAGTCTTCTTGGTATAAGTTCGCCAAACAGCGCCTCAAGGGCAGAGATGCCTACGGTCCCTGTTTTGAGGACGAGGATCCTCCACCCCCAGGCCAACGAGACACGGCCATCCAGAAGACGGTGGGCTGCATCGTAGGTATGATGGTGCCGGTTGAAGAGGCCAGTCCGGAGAAGTGCTATGCCCTGCTTTACGATTGGGTCAGCAAGATCCATCCAAGTGAGTGCAAGATGCCGCCGGATGAAAACCTCTGGCGTGCTGTCCTCAAATACTGGGCCAAGGAGAAGGCCAAGTATGACCACGAAAAGGCAGTTACTGAGGCCGAGGCAGAGGAGAAGATAGACAGCATCGTGCAGGGCATGAGGGACTGGTGCGGGCCGCTCAAGCGCATCACTGATGCGAACGAGGCTCGGCAGTATGCTCTGCGGCGCCTGCTGGCTTTCAACGGTAAAACTACCGATGTGTATATCATGCAGCCGAATGGTTACTACAGCTCGGTGCCGGTTTCTCATGTCAATCTGAGGGCTGCGATCCTAGACAGACACATGGAGGATCTGATAGGGCTCCAGCGCATGGACGGGGATCGAGTGATAGAGTTGCGACCCAGTGATCTCCTGGAGACCTACGGTGTTGCCTTTGGAGTAGAGAGGGCCAGGATCGGAGTCAAGGGCACGCATCTCTCTGAGGAAGGATGCGACGGTGGGCTGGCTATCGTGCATGGTGTAGCCAGGCTGAACTCAGACTTGAAGCCCAAGTTCCACCCCGAGGTAGATGTGTGGTTGAGGAAGCTGTTCGGCTCGGAGCGCTACTTCGAGGCAGAGCAGTGGATAGCCAACGCTTTGTGTATCGACGAGGGCATGCCTATATGCGCTTTGTCGATGTGCGGTCCGCCCTCTGCTGGTAAGAAGATGTTCGCCCAGGGCTTGGCAGAGTGCATAGACACGTTCCCGGAGTCGGCCGCCGGGGCTGAGGTCTTTGGCAAGTTTACCAACTCTCTTCGGCACGCGCCCTTCATTGTGATCGATGAGGGCCTGCCCAACTTCAGCCCCAACTCAGGCTTGCCAGCGCTGGCCGACACCTTCCGGCGTTTCGTGTCAGGAGATCCGGTGAGGGTGGAGGAGAAATACAGGCCCACCATTGTCATGAAATGCCCCTACCGGGTGATCTTCACCTCCAACAACCCAGACACCGTGGAGCAGCTCGCCGGGACCAAGGGCATGTCCTCCGATGATGTGGCGGCCCTGGGGCTGAGGCTCCTGCACTTCACCTTGAACAACGATGCTGCTGCATACCTAATGCAGTTGGGCGGAAGGGCCTACACTGGGCGTGAGGGAGCAAAGTGGATTTGCAGTGACCACAGCTTCGACGACTCCGACTTCATTGTGGCACGGCACATGCTGTGGATCATGGCCAACAAGCTCAAGCCGCAGTTGCGAGGGAATCGCCTTCTGGTGGAAGGTAATCCTGAGGCTGATATCCTGGCCGAGCTGAGGGTGAACACCGGCAATGGCACGGAGATCCTCACAGCAATCATGTCCGTGATAGAGGCGACCCAAAAGGCTGCCTTTACTGGGTATGCCGAGGATGCAGAGGGGGCCTACATCACCACCAAGGAGGTGATGGACCAATACGGCCGCCGCACCGGCAAGCAGATCAACTCCCGCCACGTTAACACGTTCGTCCGTAAATTCAGCGTGAATGGTGCTCCCGTCCGCCGTGAGTTCCTCCTGGCTTCCGGGAAGACCTCTGGGCGCATGATGTGGTGGTGGCTTGATGAGGATCTTTTGGTCCAGGAATGTGAACGCATTGGTATCCCCTGTCGCCACCTGTTGGAGCGTAGGGACATCAGATTGGAGGCCCGACATGGCGACGGATCGAAGTAAGAAAACCCAGGCAAGGGGAAAAGCTGCCGAAGAGTTTGTGACGCTGGCCAAGGTCTACAACCCCAAAACACATGTAGTTGGCGAGACCAAGGGCCGGCAAGTGGACCTCACGGGATGGGGCATCCACGAGAAGCTCGATGGCGTGCGTGCTCGCTGGCACCAGGGGCAGCTCCTCTCCCGCAGCCAGAAGCCTTTCCCGGTCCCGGAGGATATCGTGCGGGAGTTGGAGGACTACTTAGGCAGCATGGAGGCAGATGGAGAGATCCTATGCCCGGCCGAGGGCTTCCAGAGGGGAGTGTCCTTGGTCCGCAACAGCAAGACCACGGCCGAGGAGTGGCGCCGGCTGCTGGAGTTCCGCGTCTTTGATGTGGTGGCCGAGGGGGATTACTACAGCCGGATGGTGGACCCGTTCTTGGGCGCCAGATACTGGCCGGACTGGCTGACCGCTGGGACCTGGTTGGCTGACATTGAGCGCGAGGAGGACATTTTCCTGTGGCTGGAGAAGGTCACCGCCAAGGGAGGCGAGGGCTTGATCCTGCGGGACCACAATGCGCCCTACACCTTCGGGCGCAAGGCCGGCTCCCTGCTCAAGGTCAAGAAGTTCATCGACACCGAGGCCCAGGTGGTGGGCCATCAGCCCGGCGAGGGAAAGCACGAGGGCCGCCTGGGCGCTTTGGTGTGCCTGCTGGAGGGCGAGGACGGCATCACCTTCAAGATCGGCACCGGCTTCACCGATGAGGTCCGGGCCAACCCGCCGGCCATCGGGTCTATTATCACCTGCCGGTTCTTCGAGTATACCAATGACGGGGCTCCCCGTTTCCCGGTCTTTGTAGGAGTCCGCGACTATGAGTAAGAAAGACCTTTGGATCAGCGTCTCACAGATCAAAGACTTCATGCGCTGTCAGCGCTTGTGGGTCCTCACCCGCATGTGGAAGATTCCCACAATCAAAAAGGCCAAGGTCTTTGGCATGGGGAACATCCTGCACGCCGTATTCGAGCGGTGGTTGGACGCAGACGACACCGGACGCAATCCAAAGACCGGGGAGGTCGTGGAGTTGTATCCGGAGGGGTGGCGGACGTGGACTGAGAAAGACGGCACCGGCGGCACCATCACTGACGATGAGGCCAAGCTGATCCAGCTCCATGTAGAGAATGCTATCGAGAAGGGCATCCTAGTCAGGCGCACCGGTCGTGAAACCGAGGCCGAGATGAAGCGCAAGCTCATCGAAGGGGTAATCCTGATTGGGTATATAGACCTGCTGATTACGGCCGAGTTTGAGCTACAGGATCACAAGACCTGTAAGTCCAAGCGGTATGCCCTGAGCGCAGCCAAGCTGGCCAAGGATGTGCAGGTCCTGACCTACGCCCATGAGTTGGTGATGCGTCTGCTGGAGGAAGAGGGATACAACGAGTCGAATCTCCCCGAGCGTATCAACCTGGTCCACAATCAATTTTCCAAGGATCCTGCTGACCCGTGGTGCCGTTCAATGGTGGCTAAAGAAGATGGGGAAGTAGGAGTCAGTCTCCAGTCCATTCGGAATAACTGGGAAATGCTCAAAGCCATTGCCATGCAAATGAAAAAGCTGGCAGAAAACGTGAAAAAGAACTATCCCGATCCCAAGGATTGGAGTAAAATAGAAGGACCGAAAGACGTAGATGCTTGCAACGCCTACGGTGGTTGTCCTTTTATGCCGGTATGTGTCCGGCGGGAGCGACTGTCGGACTACATCAAGCGGGTAGAGCAGGCCAACGCCCTCCAGGGCAAAACATTATCCCAAAGGAGTCAAAACATGAGTTTCTTCACCGACAAGATGAACCAGGCCAGTGCCAAGACCGATCCTCCGGCCCAGGAGCCAGCCCAGGAGCAGGCCCCGGTGGAAGAAGGGAAGAAGCTCTCTTTCCACGAGAAGATGATGCTGGCGGCCAAGAAGAAGAAGAAGCAGGAGCAGGCCGAGGAGGCCCCTCCGGCCGCCCAGGAGCCCGCCAGCGAGCCCGCGCCGGAAGCCCCGGCCGAGGAGACCCAGGAGGCCGCGCCGGCCCAGGAGAAGCCCGCCAAGCCCGCCGTGAACCGTTTCCGTCCGGTTACCAAGACCCCGGCCGAGCGGAAGGAGGCTGTCGAGGCCGCCACCAAGCCCCAGGAGAAGCCCAAGGCCAAGGCCGAGCCCAAGAAGGCCGGCCGGAAGCGCTCGGGCTTCATCCTCTGCATCAACTGCGTCCCGCAGCCCGGCGGCACCAAGAAGGTCACCAGCTTGGCCAATGCTGTCGAGGAGGCCGAGCAGGCCATCGCCGAGAGGCTCGGGGCCCCGTCGTTTGCCCAGGCCGATGTCTGGCAGCGCAAGGACCTGATCAAGGCCGCTGCTCCGGAGCTGGCCGAGAGCCTGGGCACCTCTTTCGTGGTGGCCCGCGACGGCACCATGGATGAGAAGGCGTGGATCGAGGCCCTCTCCCGCCACGCCTACGACATTATCTACGGCCTCAGGTAGTGGACGCCCAGGACCGCAGGGTCCGAAAGCTGATTTGCGACCTCCATGAGGCCATGGCTGAACTCACGACCGAGACGCTGTGGCCCATGGAGGACCTCGACTCCGCAGAGGAGCAGGCCGCACATCGTTCGGACATGATCAAGGCCGCGTTTAAGGTGCGCGGCTTGGCAGACAAGATGGCAGGAGTCTTACAGGATGAGCAAGAGGAGTAGGATGTCTGGGTTCATGGCTGCGGCCAAGCGGTTCGTTGAGAACCAGCGGCCGACGCCAGAGATCCCTCCTCGCTCTCCTGTCTCTCCAGAATACCAGAAGAAGCAATCCGAGTTGATGGCCAAACTGAAGCGAGGCCGCAAGTCCACCACCCTCGGAGATGCCGAGCTGCGGCGCATCTTGGACCTTCCTCTCATTGCTGGCTTCACTGAAGACAAGCTCGACAGCATAAACCGGCAGGTGCTTTACGCTGAGTGGTATAACAAAGGCTGGCGCCTTTTCCCAGAACAAGCCAGGGCCTTGTGGGACTATGACCACTATGGAGGCGGGTTTTTTCCTATCGGGGTAGGAGGCGGGAAGACCCTCATCACGCTCAAGATTGCCCACATTGCCTACGTGAACGGGGCCCGGAAGATCATGCTCATGGTGCCGCCGGACGTGTTCAGCCAGCTCACCCAGCACGATATCTCCTGGGCCCGTCAGCGAACCTCCCTGGGCGTCCCGTTTCACATCCTTGGAGGTCGGTCCCTGGCACAAAGAGAAAAGCTGGTGTTGTCTGACAGGCCAGGTTGCTACATTACCCCTTACTCCTTGATGTCCACCCGTGACACCGACCTGATCCTGGAGGGAGTGGCGCCAGAGTTGTTCATCTGCGATGAGGTTCACTACCTCAAGAACAAGAATGCGGCGCGAACCAGGCGGGTCATGAGCTTCATCGCAAAACACAATCCCCAAATGGTGGCCCTGTCCGGGACCATCACCAACAAGTCCATCATGGACTACCATCACCTGATCCGCACCTGCTTGGCCGAGGGGTGTCCCTTACCTCGTAGTCCGCAAATGGCCGAGGACTGGGGCATGATCATAGATGCGGACGCTGAATACTTGGGCTTTGATGAAACCAAGGCCCTGCACCCGCTTCTCAATTGGGCGAAGGATCATTTCCCCAAAGAGAAGTTCCCGATGACTATCTCGGGTTTTCGGAGCGCCTACCGTCACCGATTGAACACTGCCCCAGGAGTAGTGTCCTCCCCCGACACGGATTTGGGTGTCGGCCTTCTGGTGGAGAACACACCTCCAGCGAATGCAGAGAAGGTCAGTGGTTTCGTCACGCTTCAGGAGTTGATGGAGAAGGTTGACAAGGCTTTTCTCACTCCCAACGATGACGAGATTGAACACGCCATGCTCAAGTGGAAGTGGTTGTATGAACTGACAGCAGGCTTCTACAACCAGCTTGAGTGGCCGACCGTGGAGAAGTTAGCGAAAGACCGTAAATGGTCTCAAACGGAAGCAGCTCAGGCACTGCTTCGGGCCCAGGAGTATCACAGGGCGCTTCAAGATTACCGCCGGGAGCTGCGATCTTTTCTCCAGCATTGCCCTCCTCGTGGGATCGATACTCCCATGCTGGTCGGGGCATCAATCTACAGAGACGGCAGCAAGCGGGTAGGGAAGGTCCTGGCGGCCTTGTGGGACCGCTGCAAGGAGCTGGAATGGGAGCAGATGCCCGAGCGGGAGAAGACGGCCGTGCGGGTTTGCGACTACAAGATACAAGCCGCTCTGTCGTGGGCCAAGTCTCTCAAGGGCAACACCGGCGGGATCGTGTGGGTTCATCACAAAGAGATGGGTAAGTGGGCCTACGAATCATTGAAAGAGGCCGGCTTCGACGCAGTGGCCTGCCCTGCGGGTAAGGCTGGAGATGCTCGTATTCGTGACGTGGCCAATGCCAACAAAATTTGCGTGGCCTCCATGCCCGGCCACGGCACCGGCAAGAACCTCCAGCATTTCCATGAAGTGCATTTCCTGCAATGGCCCAAACCGGCACATACAGCAGAGCAGGTCCTGGGGCGTCCGCATCGACCAGGGCAAAAAGCTGATCAAGTTCGAGTAAATTGCTCGCGCATCAATGAGTTTGACCATATACTATTTGCAGCCACGTTGAATGATGCGGTCTACCGCTCCCAGACAACCGGCAAGCGTGACAAATTACTTTTGGCGAGCTACAGCCCGATGCCGAAGATTTACTCTTCAGAGTTTCTGCACGAGCAGGGCATGGAGAATAAGCGTCTGGACAAGGCTCAAAGAGAAATGATGCAGGACAGATTTGGAGAGCAAGATGGGCAACAATGACGAGTATTGGAATCGGATCAAAGAGGAGTGCGATGAGTTCGACTCGACCATCGACCGCCCCCACCTGCGCTCCGATTGGGCCAGGCAGGAGGGAGAGGACTCCCCTCCTCGAAAAATTTCTCAAAAAGATTTGGACGAGGACTAGCCCCCAGCGTATCATACAAAGCGCGTAAGTGAAACGAACTGAAAAAACCAAACGAAACAAGAAACAAGGAGCGCAATCATGAGTATGTTCAAGGGTGTCGAGAAGGCAAAGGTGTCCCGCTCGGCCAACTATGCCCGCCCTGGTCGTTACATCGCCTTCGTCCGGAAGGTGGAGACCGGCAAGAACCGCAAGAAGGAAGGTTTCGCCGTCGTCAACCTGGTGTGCCTGATGGACCTGTCCGAGGGCACGGTGGACAACCCTCACCGCCCTGGCGAGGAGTTCAGCGACATGATGATGGAGAAGTTCGACAGCTTCCTGGGCAACTTCAAGGGCATGGTCACGGCGCTGACCGGCTATCCTGAGGATCAGATCACCCAGGAGGTCTGCGAATACGTCACCAGCGAGGACCAGCCCCTGGCCGGCCTGGTGGTCGAGATGGAGAACATCGAGCGGCAGACCAAGGAGTCCACGCCCGAGAACCCCCGGTTCTACACGATGAAGAACTACCGCAGGGTCCTCACGATGGACGAGATCGAGAAGACGCTGGACCCCGAATCGCTGCCGAGGCTGCTCACTGGGGCCGAGCTGGAGTATCTGGGAGGGAAGGAGCAGGGCTCCGAGTCCTGAGCCTTCTGGAGCATCGACTAGATCGGTGTAGCCCGGTAGGCCACCCAAAATAGGCTACCAGCCACCGACAGTCGCACGCCCCTGGGGCCACATTCCCCAGGGGCGTTCTTTTTACTGGAGAATACGATGCCGCTATATGACTACAAGTGCAAGGCGTGCGGAGAGAAGGTGGCCATCGTCCACGGAATGGAGGATGAGCGGGCGAGGAAATGCCCGGCCTGCGGTGAGGAGGCTCTGGTGCGAATCATCCTGGCTACACCCATCCTCTTCAACGGGAGCTTTCCTGGTAACGACATAAAGCTCCGCAAAGAACATGAGCAGATGCGGATCGACGGGGCCAAGCAAAACAAGGACGCAGAGCGTGACCTCAAGAGCTAAATTCTTTTGTGTGAACGAAACTTGCGGGTATACTACCTATGCTTGCAGCAGCGTTCGCAGCACCTGCTGCCCCTGGTGTCAGCAATCCCATGCTCTTGTGAGAGAGGATTTGTTAAGCGATGAAGAACGAGGGTTTCTTAAACTGCCCACGGCATGCGATTATTGGCAAGACGATAGTGGCGATGGATACGGAGACGCATCTGATATCGGCTGAGGCGGTCAGCCCACCGGTCGTGTGTGTCTCCTTGGCAGTGCGTGAAACGCCTGACCACATCGATGGCATCCTCCTGGCTGCCCACGAGCAGGCCACTGAGGACATGCTCAAGGCACTCCTGACGGATGACGAGGTGGTCCTGGTGGGTCATCGCATGTCCTACGACCTGGGGGTCATCCACACAACCTGGCCGCAGCTCACTCCCCTGGTGTGGGACAAGCTGGCCAAGGGCCTGGTCACGGACACGGCCATCCGGGAGAAGCTGCTCAACCTCTCCACCTTGGGGGACGTAGACAATACCCCTACCCCCGGCGGCAAGCCCCAACGAGTTGACTATTCCCTGGCGGCCCTGGGCATGAACTACCTCGGGATCGACCGCTCAGACGAGAAGGAGGGTGAGGACATCTGGCGCCTTCGCTACGGTGAGCTGGCCGGCGTGCCCATCTCCGAGTATCCCCAGGAAGCCTACCAGTATGCGGTGGACGACGCCATCGAAACGCTGATGGTGTGGGAGGCGCAGGAACAGAGGATCGGTAACGTCACCGCCGGCCCCGGCAGTTGCAATACTCATGAGTTCCAGACCGCCGTGGACTATGCGCTCAGGCGCATGACCATGAACGGGGTTAGGGTCGATGAGCAGTATCGGCAGGAACTCATGGACGAGCTGGACGAGGAGATGAGCGAGGAAAACCTCAAGCTCCTGGTCCAGTCTGGCATTATGCGCCCGAGCCAACCCGCCCGGCCACACGCCAACCAAAAGAAGCGTGTGAGGGAGGTCTTCCCCAACCTGGGCGTGGATTGGAACAGCAAGACTTGGTGGGATCGCCCGTGGGACGCGGAGGACCTGGAGATCCTGCGGGCCGAGGGCGTGAAGATCACCAAGCCCAAGAAGTCATCCATATGCGAGGAGGTCCTGCACTCCATCATTGAGTCTGTGTGCGAGGAGAACAACATCGAGGTCAAGAAGACCGAGACCGACCGGACCGCCGCTGACGCGGATTTCCTCAAAGAGATTGCCCACCTGGATCCGATCCTGGAGCAATACAAACACCGGCAAGAGCTGGCCCGCTTGTGGGGCACCGAGCTGCCGAAGATCGCGGCGCCCAGGATCCACCCCAACTTCGATATACTGAAGGAAACCGGCCGCACCAGTTCAAAGGGGAATAAAAAAGGCAAGATGATGGAGCCCTACCCTTCGACCAACATCCAGCAGGTCGATCCCCGGGCCCGTAATTGCTTCATCCCGGATGATGGTTGCGTGTTCACCTCTGTGGATTACTCGGCCCTGGAGCTGGTCAGTGTGGCCCAGCGGACTTACTCCCTCTTCGGTCACTCCGTCCATCGGGACAAGGTGCTGGCCGGCTACGACCTGCACGCCTTCCTGGGCAGTCAGCTCGCCTTCCACCTGGACGATGAGTTCGCCAACTACTGCGAAGACTGCTCCTCCATGGATGAGGTTTACGAACGCTTCATTGAACTGAAGGATGGCCCGGAGGAACAACAGGAGTTCTTTGAGCACTGGCGAAAGTTCGCCAAGCCTACTGGCCTGGGCTACCCTGGTGGCCTGGGGGCCAAGACCTTCATCACCTATGCCGCCGGCACCTATGGAGTGCATGTGGATGAGGACACGGCCAAGGACCTGAAGGAGATTTGGCTGAGCGTATATTCCGAGATGGTGGACTTCTTCAAGTGGATCAATACCGAGGCCGTGGACCCAACCGACGACAGTCTCTACTGCTACGAGACGCCCTTGGGAATGTGGCGGGCCAGGGCCCATTACTGTGCCGCAGCCAACGGCACGGCCATGCAGAGCCCTTCTGCTGAGGGTGCAAAGCTGGCCGTCTTCAGAGTCATGCGTGCCTGTGACGACCCTCAGGACGCCCTCTACGGCGCCCAGCCGTGGGCCTTCATCCATGATGAGTTGATGGTGCAGATCCCGGAGGACGAGAACATGGCAGTCCGTGCCGAGCGCGTGGGCCAGCTCATGGTGGAGGCCATGTCCGTGGTTTTCCCGGATGTCCCAATTGAGGCAGAGCCTGCGTTGATGCGCCGTTGGGACAAGAAAGCCAAAACAGTTCGAGACAGGTCTGGCCGATTAATGGTCTGGACACCAAAGGAGAAATGATGGCAACCTTGACAAAACCTGAGTTGGGGGTTACTATTGATTTGACTGGAGTGACGAGATTTCGAGTGGCGATCCCTCGCTACTCCAATCAAGTTCCAGAGGAGGATCAAAGGTTCTCGGTGGTGGCCGTGTTTTCGTCCCGAGAGGAGACAGTGATGAAGGAGTTCGATTGGGACAGGGCAAACCTGTTCGCTCTCCAGCTCACTCAACACATCATCAACGAGGGTGTCGATGTGACCATTCACGAAGACACCGGGAGCATCGTGCCGGCATGAGCAAGACACCCAAATACAATTACAACCGTGACGTGAGCGACCCACGAGAGGCCGCCAGGTTCGACGAGGGCAAGCCTAAGATGGAGCTGGTCCCGTGGACTATCATCAAGGCCCTGGCTTGTGTCTTCGGCTTCGGGCTGGAGAAATACGGCCCGTGGAATTGGGCCAAAGGCTTCCCTTGGCTTCAGCCATACGCCTCCCTGATGCGCCACCTGGAGCGGTGGCATGAGGGGGAGGATCTGGATGATGAGTCCGGCCTGCCTCATCTCTACCACGCAGCGGCCAACATCGCCATGCTCATCGAGTTCGCAGAGAAGGGCAAAGGGGTGGACAACCGCCGGCACGTCATTGAGGCAGAATGGGAGCGCCAGAAGAAAGAACTGGAGGCAAGCCAGAAGGAGCCAGAGCCCAAGGCCGAGGAGAAGCCCAAGGCCGAGGAGAAGCCCAAGGCCGAGGAGAAGCCCAAGGCCGAGGAGAAGCCCAAGGCCGAGGAGCACCCTGGCTGCAATCATTGCAAGCATTGGTATGGTTTTGCGGAGGGGGCTTGGTGTGATCTTGGGCACACTCTCGGCATCGGAGACACCTGCAAGGATTTCACAAGGAATCAGCCATGAAAGCCGTCGTCGTTGGTCTCGGTCAGTCCGCTCACGATGCCCGCAGGGCCCTGGAGGAGTGCTACACTGTCGGGGTCAATGACGTGGCCAGTTTCCATCAACCGAACGAGTTGTTGATACTGGACCGGCGCGGGCGGTTCACCGAAAAGAGGCAGGTCCACATCTCCTGCACCCGGGCCGCCAGGCTCTGGTCTCCTTACGAGGAGTGGCAGAAGGTCCTCCCTGACGTGCCCTTCCGGCAGATCCGCACCCTGAAGTATTCCAAAGTCGATCCCTACCCATGGGGAGACGACGTGGTGGCCACCTTTTTGACCTCCCCAATCGCCGGCATAGCCCTGGCCTACAACCTGGGCGCCACGGAGATCGGGGTGATCGGCATGGACCTGCTGCCGGATCACCACATGCACGTAAACGCCGGGCGCATCAACCACGTCCTGGGCTGCATTCATGAAGACTTCAGTAAGCGAGGCAGGAAGCTGTTCAATTGCTCGCCCATTGCTCAGATAACATCCCTTCCGTATAGGGACATCTACGAAATGAGGGAAGATGAAGATTGCATTTAAAAAGACGGCGGAAAATCACTTGAAGCGGTGCAAGGAGGCCCGTGTAGCTACCGGCCTGCATCTGGACTACCTCCGCGAGCTGGCTGGTTCTGTGATGAATGTGGTGGAGCTGGGCGTGAATCGTGGTGCCTCCACTGTAGCCCTGGCTTTGGGCTGCCAGGGCGGCCTCACCAGCTACGAATACAACCCCACCAAATACACCCGCAAACTCAAAAGGATGCTGGGTCCTGAGTGGAAGTTGCGGATCAAGGACACCCGCACCGTGCAGCCGGATGAGGCGCCGGAGTGTTGCCTGCTGTTCGTGGACTCTCTCCATACCCACGATCAGGTAGCCAAGGAGTTGGCAATCTTTGCCCCCAAGACCAGGCGCTATATTGTTTTTCACGATACTGTAACCTTCGGGCAGTATGGGGCTGACGGGGAAACCGGCAAGGTAGACCAATCCGTTAAAGGGATTATGTCTGCCATCATGGAGTTTGTGCAGGTCAATCCTGAGTGGCAGCTCGTTCGCCACGTCCTCTACGGCCACGGCCTTCTGACTCTGGAGAAGCTCGGATGAAAATCTACAACCAAACCAATGTGCATTTAATCACCGCCTTGATGGGGGACTGCAAGGACCCGCTCCGGGCCCTCCCTCAAGGTGAGGGAGATGAGGACATCCTCACCGGCACGGCCTTTGTGGACGACCAGCGTAAGGATCTGAAGGTGCCGGGCTGGAACGTGCGCACCGTGCCGTGGGGCGGCCACCCGGCGAATGTGGTGCGTCGGGTGAAGCTCGACCCGTTCAACTGCATGGAAGGAATCTACGACGGTGATGTGGTGATCTGGGCCGATGCCTCGTTCGAGATCAGCAGCATCAAGTCGTTCATGCACTGGATTCAGGATTGTGATCTGGTGGTCCTGGAGCATCCTTTCCACAAGGATTTGGTGCAGGAAGCGGTTGCCTTGTATCGTGCCAACGACCCACAAGCTCTGCATTGGAATATGGCCCTCCGTAGCGCGGTAAAAGAGCACTACCGAGCCGGTCTCCCGGACGACATTCCCCACACTATCGGTGGGCTGTATGCTGCCCGGGTCAACGCCTACACGCGGTATTTCTTTCAGCAGTGGCAGGGGTGGTATCGTCGCTACGAGGATGATTGCCAGAGGGACCAGATCCACATGGGCCGTGCTCTTTTCGAGTCCTGTAATAGCGTTCGCATTGAATACATACCCTGTGATTACTCCAAGGACACGAAATTCGGATTCCGTTTTCACAAGGCATAGACATGAGAGTAGTAACAGCCCACTTCGGAGACACCGATCCCCTCTTGCAGCCCCTGGTCGTGCAGCCTGGTGTAGACTACATCTGCTTCACGGACCGGGAGGACCTGGGTGATGGAGGGGCATGGACCTTGAAGCGCCTGGACGCCCTGGTAGACCGGCCTCCTCGTCTGCGAGCCCGCTACGTCAAGACCTGCGTCATGGGAGGGGTCTCCACGGTTTGGGTGGACGGCACCTATCAATTGAAACGAGCGCCCAAGGTCCTGTTCAATCTCCTGGGAGATCGCCAGCTCCTGGCCCTGGCTCATCCCCACCGTAACGACATCATCGAAGAGGGAGAGGCGGTGGTGTCCGGGCATGGGGTCTCCAAGGGCTGGATAGGTCGGCAGATCGATCAATACCGGACCGAAAGCTTCCCGGTTGAGGGGCCCCTCAACGGCCTCACCACGACGGGCCTGCTGGTGAGTGCCGGCGGGTGGGAGATGGCTCGCTTCGGCATGGAGTGGTTCAAGGAGATCAGGAAGTGGCAGCATCAGCGGGATCAGATGTCCGTTGACTACATGATCTGGAAGCTGGGCATCAGGGCCGGTTACCTGTTCGGTCACTATCGCAACAATCCCTATGCTCGTTACTATCGCCATGGAGGGTCCTTGGCGCCCCTACAAAACATCAATCAGTGCCGGAGGCCAGGAAGGCGGTTCGTAAATGCGTGAATTGAATATGGATTATTGCATCCAGTGGTGGCAGGAACAGTTCAGCCTCCAGGACGGGCCGCGCTACAGCTTCTCCAGATTTGGAGATGGGGAGATCGCCTGCATGCTGGGCTCGGGCCCGTCCAACTGCGACAAACACCCCTACACCAAGGAGCTGGCAGAGGATCTGATCCGGGCGTTCACTCAGCCGCACCTGCATAAGGTTGTCTATGGCATCCAGCGCATGGTGATGGAGAAAAGGGCTGCTGAGATAGCCGGACTCTTCTCCATGATCGGGGATGTGTCTATGCCGGGCATGACCGCCGGGGACGTATTCCATCACATGAGCATGCGTGGGCAGCTCAGGCCAGTCATGGACTTCATGAGCCGGAAGCCCTGGCAGGTCTGTCTTGTTGGGCCTGACCACATCCAGGCCCTTCCTTGGGTTCGTCAACACCACTACCTAAGCGCGTATGTGCATGTGCCCAAGAGAAACTGCTACTCAGAAATGGACAGGGTGCTGGAGGAGATCGAGGAAGCATACCTTCAGGGCTGCAAGTTCTTCTCCCTCTCCTGCTCTATGATGGCCGAGGTGATCATCCATAAGGTAACCCCGGTTCTTCCGATGGCTACATTCATTGACTTCGGTTCCATGTGGGATCCCTACTGCGGGGTCCAGAGCCGCACCTACCACAAGCGCCACACCACCGAGGAGTGGCTGGAGATGTTGAACTCATGATTGCCATGGACCTCATTACCCCCACTGGGGACCGTCACGAATCCCTGTCGCTGACCTACAAATACATGATGGCGCAAACCCTCCTGCACAAAGGTGCCAACATCAACTGGTTCATCGTGGACGATGGCCAGACCGATGCTTGCTCTCGTGTGGTGGCCAAGCACCCGCTGGTGATGGACATCGGCAAGGGAAGACTCCAGGTGTATCATGTCAGACTGATCCACAGCCCCGCCACTGTGGGCCCGCGCAGCCTGGCCCATAATGTGATGGCGGTGATCGGACACGTCACCGCCGGCAAGATAGCCATTATCGAGGACGATGACTGCTACCCAACCACCTACCTGGAAGAACAGTGGGTGCGGCTGGAGGATGCCGATATGTCGGGAACGATCTTCCAGCGCTACTACCACCTGCCGTCCAGGAGCTATCGGATCTTCCGCAACCGTGGGTCAGCCTTCTGCTCGACCGCCTTCACTCGCAACATGATTCCCCTGCTCCAGCAGGTCCTCCTGGACTGCTTCAACCGGAACTCCAAGGGCATCGATGCCAAGTTCTGGGAGGAGGGCAAGAAGGCCGGGGCCGTGCAGGACATCTACGAGCCGGAGCCGCACGAGCTTCAGGTGATCGGCATGAAGGGCCTCCCGGGCCGGGCCGGCATCGGTGTAGGTCACCGTCCCAAGAAGTTCCAGGCCGACCAGCAGATGCTGGTCCTCAGGGGTTGGGTTGGGGAGGACTACTTCCCGGCCTACCGGGACATGCTGGTATGAACATCATCGGGATAGACCCTGACTTACACCATACAGGACTGGCTCTCCTGGTGGACGGGGCCCCGGCGGCCCTCCGAATCTGCCGCGTGGAGCCCAAATACAAGGGCCCTGACGCCGTGATTGAGATGGCGGCCCGTCTGCCCGAGGAGATCCAGCGGCTCTGTGAGGGGGCTGGAAAGGCGCCACAGGACCTGCACCGGGCGATCATCGAGGGGCAGAAAATCTACGCCGGCATCAAGCAGCATGCCCGCCCGAGCGATATCCTGATGCTCGCCCATGTAGCAGGGGCGGCCCTGGGCCTATTGAAACTCTTTACCGAGCAGGTCCTCCTACCGGAGCCCGGTCGTTGGAAGGGCACGGTCCCGAAGAAGGTTCACCAGCGTCGGCTGATCATCAAAGAGAGGTGGACGCCCAGGGAGACCAAGACTGCGGTCTATCCGGATGGACAGCCTCTGGGCCTGAAACTGGCCGCTACCCAGTGGTCCCATGTCCTGGACGCCCTGGGGCTGGCCAGATGGGGAGAGCAGCGGCATTGGATCGAGGGGAAGGTGATCTAGGTCAGCCGCCGGGCCTTGCTGATTCCGTCCTGCGGGAAAGAGATCATGTCCACCCTGAACAGGCCCTCCAGGCCCCTCAATGATCCAATCGATCCACCAGGGCCGCTGGCCTTAACCGTCAGGCCGAAGCCACGGTAGAATGCCTGCTCGAACTTACTGATCTCCAGCTCAAAGATTTTACCGATCAATGGTCTGAGATCGTGCTCTGCCATCTTGTAGAACAGGCGCACGCCTTTGGTGAAGAACGGATCTCCTCTCCAGGCCCGGCGTTTCTTGGTGAAGATGGCGCCGGCCTCTTTGGCCTTCTTGGCAAAGGTTTTTTTCTGCGAGGCAGAGAGGATCCTATTAAAGCTCTTTACCTGGCTTCGTCTCTTCTCCAGCGCCGCGTCTGCCGGACGCCTCGGGTCGTTCGTGATACCTCCCTTGCGTGGGAAGAAGATGTAGATTCCATGGCGTTTACGGGTGGCCCGGTAACCATCGTGGTAGGCTTTTATCCAGTAGTGAGGCAGGGCCAGGTTGACTGAAGTGGCCCTCCGGTTGAGCCGGGTATTGGCCAGGATGGTCTTGATGGTGGATGAGGTCGTTGAATAGGAGGCGTAAAAGCGCAGCGCCCGAGCAACCAGGTAGGCGGTGGAGGCACTCATGTCCCGCTTGCTCAGGCGCCGCTTTTTCGTTTGGGTGGCGAGCAGGCGCTGGACCTCTTTACTGAGGTCGCGCCTCATCTCCCCACGGCTGTCTCCGGCGCGTGCCACTAGTCTTTCAGCCCCTTCTTGGGATCGCGCTCTTTGTTCTGGGGAGCGTTCACGTCCTGGCGCATCCTGGAGACTGTATCGAGGCTCTCGACCTCCATCTCCGTGGTGATCTTCCGCAGCTCGAAGTCGCCCCGGCCCAGCTTGAGCCCGCCGTTCTTGGCGGCATTGCCCAGCGTGTTGGTGAGGGTAGTCTCAAAGATGGTCTGCTGCGGTCCGATCACCAGGGCCTGGAACGCCTTCATGGCGCTGACGATCTCGTTGGCGGCCCCGAGCTTGCCAGGGATCTGAATGCCGGCGAGGAGCGGCGGGACGCGGTGGGCGGTCACTATCTCCAGGGCCATGGTGTCTACCTTCTGGCTGAACCCGTCATCTCCCTTGGTGTCCATGGCGAGCTTCTCAAGCTGCACCACCATGTTCTTGTCCGACAGGTTGAGGACGATGCTCTTGTGAGAGTTGCCCATGCCGACTCCGGCCTCTACCGATTCTTGGAGCTTGTTCCAGTCATCCTGGTTCAGTTTCTGACCGAGCAGGAACAACATGAACTCCGGCACGCCCCGGTTCAGGAAGAAGTCGTAGGTATGCTGATGCAGAGCCTGGAACAGCTCGATGCCGGCCACGGCTGCCAACCACTTCGGCATTCCATACCAGCGACTCTGAGCGGTGGCCTCACGGAAATGGATGACCTCTGACACGTCATCCTTGTCCAGGTCCGGGAAGCGTTTCAGCAACTCGTCCCGGTCACCGAAGCGAGCGAAGTGTAGCTCCTGCCCGTCGCTTCCGTTGCCAGATATCTGGTAATGCCCCTGGTAGTTGCTCTCGATGACCGGGCGCACGTCTTTGGCTGGCAGGAAATGAAGACCGGTGATCTCGGCATTGTCTCCTCGCACCACCTCGATGTAGCCATTTCCGGTCTGCTGATAATCCTCAGACACCTGGTTCAAGACCTGCTGGAAACTCACCTCGCACAACACATCCAGCTCCGTGGCCACCTTGGAGTTGCGGTCCTCCTCGCGCCCGTCATCAGCCTTGTTGATGCCTTTGGCTTTCTGCGGCTCCTGGATCCCCATCTGACCAGGCTGGGCAGGGCCGGCCTGCTGCATCTCCTTCTTGGCCTTCTCGGCCTCGGCTCGATCTTTCTTCTCCTTCTCAGTGACAAACCCAAGCCCGACCAGGGCAGTGGCCTTCACGTCAATGCAGGCAGAGTGGTAGGGGTTGGCAGCCTTGAACTCCACCACCGAATCTAAGTTGAAGGGGTGGTCTTTGGTGCCCGTGTTGGGGTCCTGCTTCGAGCCGCCTTTCTTCTCTGCGGCTGGGTTCGGCATGGCCTTCATCAGGAAGTCCAGGAGAGACTCTCCTTCAGCCCTGCGATCCTCTTTGTAGAGGGGGACATGCCGGCGGCTGATGGTCAGTTTGGTTACCGCTGCTTCCGGGCTTTCGCCACGGGGTTTTCGCTGCTTTTTCGCTGTCATCTCGTGCCTCCAGGTGAAAATTCGATAGATGTATCCAGGGCGGCTAAAAAATCGGGAAAAGTCCCAACCGAATTGAGCCACTCCGCGTATCTTATACGTGCTACCAGCAGATTTTGTAAGACATAATCCAATTGGAGGGCAGAAATTGAGGCGCATTAAGAAGGCAAAGATCACCTTCGTCAGCCTCTGCCCCAGGGGCAAGAATCAGATGCCGGTCCTGTTCAAGGACGATGGCACCTTCGAGGTTCAGACCCTGGTCAAGGAGCAGGCAGAAGGGGAACTCACCGCGCTGGTCTATGTGCCAGAGCACTCCGACAGTGATGGGGACGTGGCCGACGCCAAGGTGATCAAGGAGATGGCTCACGACTATCTCCGCGACAGCGGCAAGGTGGATGTCCGTCACAATGGTCAGGCCCTCACCAAAGAGCAGGGCTATGTTGCCGAGAGCTTCATCGTTCAGAAAGGCGACCCACGTTTCGAGGACATGATTGACCTCAAGGGGCGTCCCGTAGATGCAGCCGGCAGTTGGGGCATGGTAATCAAGATCGATGACCCCGAACTGCGGTCCAAATACGCCAACGGTGAATGGCAGGGCGTGTCAATGTTCGGCTTCGCGGAGCAGGTCGAGCACGTCGATAAGGAGGAGAAGGTCGATGGCCGACTGCTCCGTATACTCAAGAGCCTTATCCCTGGTATGGGAGGCTCGCAGACCCAGAAGGAAGACAGCATGGAGAATGCGGAACTCATGAAGGCACTGGAGGCCCTGACCAGCAAGGTCGATGGCCTGGTGTCGAAAGAGGCTGCCCGCGAGGCCGAGGCCGAGAAGCTGGCCAAGGCCGAGGCCGAGAAGGCCCAGGACAAGAAGATTGCCGACGTGGTGATCTCCGTCCTGAAGGAGGCAGGTCTCGTCAAGGAGTCCAAGGAGGACACCTCCCCCGAGCTGAAGAAGGCTCTGGAGGAGAAGCAGGCCCTGGAGGAGAGAATCGCCTCTCTTCAGAAGGGCTCGAAGCAGTCCACCGAGGACCAGAACCAGCCCAAGGAGATCCAGGGCCTGTCCAAGGAGGAGGCCGAAGGCTTCGCCCTGGGCGTCCAGATCGCCAAGATGGCCAACAAGGAAATGGAGGACTAAGCCATGGCGTATGGTGATAATGAACTCCGTAATTCCGGCAGCTACGATCCCAAGATCAGGATCGGACCCGAGCACATGATCTCTGGCACCTTTGCCATCGACTCCGGCGCGGCCGAGCTGGCCCCCGGGACGCCCCTGGCCTACGACGAGGCAAACTTTGCCTGGGTCGTCTGGTCCGCGTCCGGCACCGGCGAGGTCGATGAGATCAAGGGCTTCGTCGTCGATGCGGTCCAGCTCAGCGCCACCTACCAGGTCATCGGACAGATCATGGTCTCTGGCATGATCCACTTCGACGACATTCCGGTCCCCACGGGGGAATCCAGCGCCGACCTGCGCCAGGCATGCCGCACGGATTGCCTGTCTCGTGGTCTCATCGTCCAGGGCCTCACCGACGTTCGCTAATCGGTAACCCATAACCAGAAAGAAAGGAGCCAGTAATGGCTTACAGTATCCCGGAACTCAAGTGGATGACGATGACGGCCCTGATCAATGAGATCAAGAAGCCTCAGAGCTTCCTCACTCGTCTCCTCTTTGGCCCGCGCACCGTCGAACTGCTCGATACCGAAACTATCGAGATCGACTCCCTGACCGGTGGCGGGACCGCTGCTCCGTTCATCAAGAAGAACGGTGAGGCTCTCATGGTCGAGGGCCTCGGCGAGACCTTCAGCACTATCGAGGCTCCGAACATCAGAATCAAGCGGCCCTTCAAGCCCAGCGATCTGCTGTTCAATCGCCAGGCCGGCACGGTGATCTTCCCCGGTCAGAGCCCGATGAGCGCCATCCAAGCCAAGCTCTCCCGTGAGCTGGGCCAGATGAAGGACGACATCCAGAACTCCCTGGAGTGGATGGTGGCCCTGGCCATGCGGGGGGTCATTACCTACTCTGTCGAGGATGAGGAGTATTTCACTCTCACCTTCGACAAGCCCGCTGGTAACACCTTCACCGAGTCGCCCCTGTGGTCCACCACCTCCTACCCGGAGGAGACCTTCCGCACGGTGAAGCGCCTGATCAACTCGGCCGTGGGCCTGGTCCCCACCGACTGCATCATGAGCCAGACTGCTGCCTCCGCGTTCATGAAGAACGCCAGGGTCCTGACCCTGCTGGACAACCGCCGGGCCAAGGCTGGCAGTGTGGACTACACCCGCGACTACTCGGAGCAGGGTGCCATCTACCTGGGTAACTTCTGCGGCATCGACTGCTGGGAGTATGCTCGGACCATCAGCCTGAACGGCACGGATACCGCTCTGGTCCGGGCCGGCTATGCGGAGTTCGTCTGCGCCACCCCGGCCGCCGACAACAAGCTCTACTACGCCGCCATCCCGGACATGAAGGCACTCCAGGGCCGCAAGGTCAAGCAGAAAATCTTCTCCAAGAGCTGGATGGAAGAGGACCCCAGTGTCTACTGGGCCCTGGCCCACAGCCGCCCCCTGCCGGTCCCGCGCCGGCCCGGCAGCTACGTCAGCGTCGCTGTAGTGTAACCAACGAGGGGCCCCTTCGGGGGCCCCTTTAACCCCTTACCGTAGGATCAGGAAATGAAGTATCGAATCAACCCCAAGGGCATCTCACTCAACCGTCCTGAGTTCATTGTGCCGGCCGTTCCTGGCAGCGTGGTGGACATGAGCGAATGTCCCCCGGATGAGGTCCGGCGCCTGCTCAAAGAGGCGATCATCGTTGACCTCTCCCACGAGGGGCCCGTTGTCGAAGCCAAGGGCGCCCGCGCCAAGACCACCCAGGTCACCAGGTTCAACCTGGATCCCGAAGGTCTCCAAGACATGGAGCTGGATGAGTTGGGAGCCCTGCTGGTCGAGCGGAACTACCCCGTGGAGTTCATCCCCGAGGACAAGGAGAAGTGCATCCGACTCCTCAGCGTCGATTTCCTGGGAGGTGAAGGGTAATGGATCCTCTGTTCGTAGAGACTCTGGCTGATCTTCAGGCCAAAATGCGGCTGTCCAATATTCCAGACGAAGATGCTGCTGGCATGCCGGTGGACGTGGCTTCCCTCATTGAGGTGGCCGTCATGAAGGCTCGGGTCAAGCTGAGGCGTGCGCTGGGGCAGTCCCGCATCGACACGCTGCTGTCCTACGTGCAGGGCTCACCCGTTGACCCGGATACCACTCACGAGTATCTCCGAATGACTGCGGAGCTGTGTGAGGTGGACATGGTGAAGCTGGAGCTGACCTACATACTCCCCACCATGTTCCGTGACGCATCTTCGGACGCCATCAATGTGACTCAGGAGGAAGGCGCCTTTCGGCGTGCCGACCTGGATGAGCTGCAAGATCAGCGCCATCGTTTGGAGACCGACATCAAAACCTACCTGGATGCTCTCTCGGGAGACCAGGACTTCGACGACACCAGCGTGAACCGCGCCCAATCCATTGGCCCGAAGAACGGCCGCCGGGTAGGCCAGAGCCACCGTCGTCGCAGCAGGAGGTAACCATGGCTGCTCACATGAAACTGATCCATGACAAGCTGATCGAAGTGGCAAAAGCGGGCCCCTTCTATCCGGTCAAGGAGCTTGGTGAGACCATGACAGTGGGAACGACTGCGGTCGCGCCCAAGATATACGCCAGGGAAAGCTCCAGCTCTTTCGGGCCCGCTATCAATCATCGAACCAGGGTCCTCGACCGAGATGACTGGGAGTGGATCCTTGTGTTGAAATTCCAGACACAAGTGACCGCCGAGGCGTTCGAGGAAGCGTGGATGTCGGGTCTTCCCGTCGTTGCGTCCACGGCCGACAATCGGCAAGTCACCCTGGAACTGGTAGATGCTGCCTATGCGCATCCTGAGCGTGGGCAGCCTTCTCAAGGAACCACCATCAGCTACACCGTAAGAGCCCAGATAGGGCCCAGATAGGAGGACCGGATGCCCGGACTGAATACCGCAGGAACCCCCAACACCAACGACTACAACCTGGGTCGTGGTAAGGTCTACTTCGCCGAACTCGACAGCAACAACCAGCCGCAGGGCTTCCGCGACCTGGGCAATGCCACCGAGTTCAACCTCAACGTCGAGTCGGAAAAACTGGAGCACTTCAGCTCCCAGGCCGGCCTGAAGACCGTGGACAAGGAGGTCGTCATCTCCCAGAAGGTCGGGCTGACCCTGACCCTCGATGAGATCAACTTCCAGAACCTCGCCCTCTTCCTGTCAGGCACGTCCGCCAGCCGCTTCAATGTCGGCGGCACGGCCATCACTGGCAATGGCAACCTGACTGTCGTGAACCAGGGCGAATGGTATGACCTCTACTCCGGTGCTACTGGTCAGCCGGCCAGTAACGCCCAGGACGCCCGCATCTACGATATCGGCGTGGTCACCATTGAGCCCAATGGTGGCGGCAGCGCCTACGTCGAGGGCACCGACTACACGGTTGATCGTGACCTGGGTCGGATCTTCGTCATCGAAGGCGGTGACATGGTGGCCGGCGACTACGATGTGGACGTGGCCACTTACTCCAGCTCGACCGCCAGCGTCCACGAGGTAAAGGCCCTGACCCAGAGCGCCATCGACGGCGCCCTGAAGTTCGTGGCCATCAACCCCGCCGACGACTCCAAGATCGTGGAATACAACTTCCACCAGGTTCGGCTGGCTGCCGAGGGCGACCTGTCCCTCATTGGCGACGACTGGACCGTGATGCAGCTCACCGGCACCGCCGAGAGCAACTCCACGGCCGACACCGACAGCCCGACCCTGACCATCATCACCAACCCGCGCCAGACCTAATAGGCGCACCTGAGAAGATCGAAATCGCCCGGGGCTGGGAGGCCCCGGGCATTTTCCAGACAAGAAAGG